CATACTTTTACTAAGAAATTAGTCGGTATGTGTGTTCGCCACCGAACAGGTGGCAACTAGGCGAGCTCATTCCTTTAACAGGAATGCCCTCGTTGCTTCGACAAGGACTTCAGGATTCCTGATGTACCGTCGATAGAACTCTGTACGTGTACAGTTTTCTGTTAATGCTCTTACGCTTGCATTTAGCAAGTGGAGTATTACTTTAGTAAGGGGGTCCCCCATGAGGACTCCTCGTACTAACCGTGTTTGGCGCATGGTCTCTAGGCCAGGTTCATAACACGGATTACCTATCTTCGCCAACGGGCCTGTCCCATTGAAGTAGATATTACGTGGATGATAACAGATTCTGTTAACAAGGCCACGTAGGACAGGTGGTATGCCTACTTTAAGCATCCACTTGTTAGCCAACACTTTTGCCACGTCGTGACGGAAGTAGTCGGTTGCAGTGGCATAATCAGTGCTTGCACTGAATACGTCCTTGTATTCATAATCTATGTAGGTCTTGCCGCCATAGTTATGTTCCTTAGGGAAGTCTTTCATATAACGAAAGAACTCTCCTTTGTTGTCATGCTTGAAGAACGATTTGAACACGTTCCACGCATGAGCACTGGCTTTCATGCCTGAGTGCGAGCTCTCTAGCCCTTTTGCAAGGGGCCAAGAGCAAATATGGCTTACAACGTCAAGGACAACCTTGAGCGCTGTACGGCTCTTCGTTACAGTACGGGCCTTTCCAGGCTCTTCTGCAACTGCAATGATTACAGATGATAATTCGTCTGGTTTCATGCTCATACATATTCTTAGGCAAGCCCAAAAGATATATGTACCAAGGGAGACATCTTCTGGTTTTAACCAAATGCCTTCTTTGCCAGTATCCATATCCACTGTAGGAACTTGGATACCGACCCCGTACCCGTCAATGATGTCTTTTAGACCTTGAAGGGTTCCGTACTCCGATCGCTTGTATTCAAAACAAGCTGCCGAAGTTGCATTTACTGCTGCTTTAGAATGCAGACCAGTAAAAGCATGGTCCGGGATCTTTGCGATCACGCAATCCATGCTTGCGGCAATCACTTGCAGGAAACCTTCCTGGAGTGGTTCCGGTTGAGTCGTAAAAACCTTTATAGCTTTTATTTTCGACTTGAGGACAACAAGAGGTGGTGGTACACCCATACACCTTGTTTGTGTTAGGTATGATAGACATTGCAATTTGCGAGGACTATCACGCCATCCGTTGCAGATTTCTGCAATGGTGTGTATGTAGCCAAACCAGCCCTCAGGGCTTTGGTCGGGCCATACGGGTCCACTTTGTTTTATGCTTCCTGTATGGAGGTAAAACTTAGTGAGTTTACGAAAATCTTTTAGCTTTTCGTAAGCTGTCTTCTCGGATAAGTCTACATCTAGTAACTCTCCGTCGAAGAACTCATCGCCAATCAAATGTGATATGGCATTGAGTACGAAAAGGTCGAACTTGTCCCAAGTCCATACCTCTTCCGGCAAGGATGTAAACCTTTGAGTAAACATCCCGTCAACGGTTTTTAACATTTCTAGAAATCTCAAAGACCGTGCAGTCCTATTACGAACCAGCTCTGGTTCGCGTAGGGTTGTGGGTGCAACATCCGAATTCCATATCGGATCGCCCATTCCCATTAGAAAACGTTTTATACGTTTCCATAAGCGGGAAGAATAAAGCCCAAGATTCTTTACGAGTTCTTTTGCTTTATCACTGTCATTACCTGAATTCTTTTCTAGGAATATAGACAGTGGGTGTGACCCTTTCATTAATCTTTGAAGGGCGACACCCCAGTGCGTATGGTTTAATAACAAATCACAACGTACTTTGTGTTCACCGATAGCAGCGAAATACGCTCCTTTCTTTGAACCTTTCCAGTGACTACCTAGTAGCTTTGCTGGGATTTTATCTTGCAATCTGGCGACATCTGCCGGCCAGTTTGTAATTGATTGTTCGCTCTCTCTGTTTGCGAGTGCAAGCCAGTAGTTAGCGGATAGGACCTTAAACGGGTCCGAATATGAAATTTTGTAGGTCTTTGACCTCAAATCAGCATATTCTGAGTATTTAGGGGCAAGCCCTTCTAAATGACCCAGACCTTCCTGTCTTCGCAAGTGAGAACTTCCTTGCGAAGATATAGAAGAGGAGTAGGCACTGGAATATTCCCAATGTCCTGGCTCCTCGTAATCATTTTCCGGCGCATGTTGCGTCAAGAAATCGGTTACCGGTTCCCACTCCCGGCTTTTAGCCGGTAGGCGGAAATCAAACTGTTCTAGGGGGAACCCTAAAGCGGTTAGGTCGTCAATCTCAGCTTTAACTGATTTTGTGCCGGCCCCTTTCAACATAAGTGCACTTGGTGTCTGCTTACTTGAAAGATACTGGTTACCCGCTGCATATTCAGCAAGGTCACCAGGAATCTCCGATTTTGAAGATACATCTTCTCGGTCGAAGTAACGATCAACGTGGTTCACATAGCGTTGTATCATACGGTGCGAGACGCCAGCCCTATGGCGAGCGTTCGTGTCAAACATAACTCTG